TCCAGCCGATAGACATTAAAAAGAGCACCCAGATTATCGAGCGCTCCACCGCTTGCATATTTCAGCAAATCCGATTTCTTAACCCTGTCGATCAGTACCCGCTGCTGGATGATGATATCAATGAGTGCCAAAAACAAGATGCGCTCCGGATCCGCACGATTCATCGTCCGGCCAATTTTTCTCTCCACCGTAGTCAGTGCTGCGTCCCGGATCGCCGCCACCTCTTGCTCAGTGAATTGGATATCAGGCAAATCAACGTACTTCATCATCCTGCCACCTCCTCCTTTAGCACAAATTTAATTGTCGGTATGACCTTCTCCCCGTCCGTCTGCAAAGAGATATCCGTCACGATGGCCCGTGGCTCAAACTGCTCGATCGCTGACAGGATATTAACCTGGAGCAGCGCGGCGGCCGCCGTCGTAGATTGGTCCATGGCAGTTAGATCGATGCCAAATGCCCGGTCTAAAGGGCAGCTCCCCAGCATGGTCGTACAGATGAGCTGGATATTTTGTTTCACCGACGCTACCCCGGTCAGGCCAAATTGAATCTGCAGAGCGTCGGCCGTCACACTGTAAGTCGTCGTCATACGTATTCCTCCAATGTGATGGTGTATTCCGCACTGAGGAGGTTCCCACGATGATCAAGCGTATTCCAGTTTTGAACAAGGTTCGTGATCTTTACCTTGTTCACGCCCATCCCTTTACCGCCGATCACCAGCGATAATACCTTGCCCTCACGGCTGTAGGCGACCAGTTTGTCTGCCTCAGCCCGAGGATTCAAACCTAGCCGCGCATCCACCCGGACCGTCATCTCAAAGGTATCCAGCCCGGGCCCGAGGAACTGCGAGTGTGGTTTTTTGTGGATGATGTCATTATTAGCCCAGCGGTCCGTTGTCGTCCGAGAAAACCCCGAAAATGTGCGTACCTTGCTGCTGGTGACGATAAAAACGATATCCCCCAGCGTCCCAATGCCGTCTGGCAATGCCATATCAACCACCTCCGATATTGACCGCCGTCACCTTGCCCGTAACGATCAAATCGCCTTCAATTTTAACGCTGCTGGCCGCCTTTACAACGAGCCGCTGCTCATCCTGGTCATAATAGACACAGCTGCCGTCCGGGAAATATACCCCTTGCTGATGGGCTGCCCCCGGGAGAGTGTCCGGAATAACTCCAAGACATACGCCATTACTTGGGCCGTTGCCGAACATCAAGCAGACAACCATATCACCTGGCTGCGGCATGCCGTTACCTGCACCACGTCCCCCGGCGAATAGGACGGGAATCGATCGGGAAACCGCATCCTGACGATCGGGAAAGGTTACCGTGATGGTTCCTGATGCGAAATCAGAAGTCGAGCAGATGCCAGTCTTCACCATCTCCGCCGCAATGTTCGCCATATTCACCACCCCAACACCTTTCTGATCTGAATTTCGGTTGTATAGGCTGCGCCCGCGCTGATTTGATGGGTTGCATTTTCGATGATATATTTCCCGTCAAAATAACCAAACCCCCTTATATTGAGCGTCTGGCCAGCGGCGATCCGGGTATCTCCTTCAAGCGTCAGGCGGGCTTTCCCAGCCTTTTTATTTTGCTCGCGGAGTCTGTTTTTTGCCACCCGGTTGGCTTCGGCGACGGAATCGACTTGCTCATTCACCCGTAACACCGGCAGCCCTGTCACATTCGGCAGTTTATACGATCCTTTGATCGTCTTTGCCGCCGATTTGGCGGTTTTGGGCGCTGTGTAGACGACCTCACAGGCGCCGTAGGCCGCGCTCTCGCTGTTAGTCTCAAAACTATACGAGATGATATTGTCCACCCCAAGCTCCAGATCAAAAGCCGCGTCAGCCGACTCGTACCTCTCCTCGTCAAAGAGAACCAACGATGCTCCGCTGACCTTTAAAGTAACGCCCTCTTTCAGCGCCAGTTGGATTAAAAATTCAAAATCCGTTTGCTCCGTCTGGTCCAGTCGCTCATAGCTGGGGTTTGAGGACGATTCGTAAACCAGTTTCAGCTTCGCCCGCGATGCGATCTCCGACGCAATGGTCTTTAATTTGACATTCTCCCACGATTTCGAACGCTTCTCCTGCTTGGATGTGTTACCCTCCCCGGGCAGGGCGCTGGCTTCCATTGTGACAACATCCGGAGGACCGCCGTACGTAAACGACTTGAGGTAAAACATGCCGCAGGGCAGTTTCTTCTTTTCCCCCTGCTGATCCCAATGCCAGGTTACAATTTCGGCCTTAATCTCACCACCGGTGACCGGAACCCAGTTCTTGATCCAGTTGCGTTCCCGATCATCCAATTGGATTGTAATATCGTCAGCTTGACCGCTGTACCCATCGTTGTATTTGAAGGATACCAAATATGGGGCCAGGTCCTTATCTACTTGTTTGCCGTTGAAAAACAACGAAACTAGTGCATAACGGCCGTTTTCAACTAACTTACTCATGCTTCAACCCTCCAAGGCGGCAGTAGATCAGAAGCAGACTCTATCGCCGTGTCAGGGATGTTGAGGACCACGCCGGCCGGGAATATGACGGTTTCCAAATGATCGGGATTTGCCTTCATAAGCTCCGTCATAAATGATTCGGTCCCCGCCACCTTGAAGGCTATGCCGTCCCATGTATCGCCCTGAATCGTCCGATATGTCGTCATGCCAGGTTCCTCCTTTGTTGCTGCCGCTGCCAAGCCTCCATATTCTGCTCCCATTCGCGCTGGGAATCTCTCATAACAGTCCGGACCATCTGCTCGTTCGCGCTTCCTTGAATGATTATCTGAGGCTTATAAACAGGTGCGAAAGTCCCACCGGGGTTGTACCCTAACGCCTCTCCTGCAGCTGCGTAGAGGGCGTGCGAGCGTCGGGAGTTGTTGACCGGGATGATAAACTCGTCATCTCCTCCCTCGCCCACCCAGGCGAGCTCCGGCGATGTGATTCGAGCGCCATCAGCATACCCGTTAAAGCCAGGATCGCGGAGTTGTATTTGCTTCAGCTTTTTACCAGCAGGAGTGGAAAAGTCCGGAATTGCTCCGGTCTGCTGCCAGACAAGTTCGAGGTTTACCTTTTTCGCATCCGGAATCATATCCATCTCCCGGTTGAGTTCCGCCAAATCTTGTAAAGCCGCATCAAATCGCCGCTTTTCGACCTTAGAAAGCTCCTTATATTTGGTTGCCTGATTTTCTATTGTGCTGCCTAGATCGAGCTCAATGAGTTTTTTCTGGTTATCGTAGAGAGATTGAAAGCTTTTCTCGGTGTTGATGATTTCCTCCTGGGTTTGCTTCCAAGATTCGTAGTTTTCATTGATCGCATCCCGAAATTCGTTGAAATCAAATATCAGGTTCGCCCAGTTGCCGGAGTAATCCAGACCCGTCGCGTTTTGTATCTCCTGTGCAAGCTCCCTAAGCTTTTTATCCTGTTCCTCATACGAGAGGCTTTGATTGTTTACGATCTCATTCTGACGATTGACATAATCGGCGTATTGCGCATAACTGGCCTTTGCTTCTTGATAAGCTTTATTTGTCTCCGCCAATTTTTGATTAAGCCGGCCGTATTCCTCTTGCAGCCTCGGAAGGTCTGCTTCCCCTTCCATTACCGACATTTCCAGTTCCCGGCGAGCCATCTCTGACCGCGATTCATTCAACTGTTCGGCCAGATCCAACTGATCCCGGAAACTTGCACTTTTGGCATCCTCAGCCCGGAGAATATCCGGATTAAGATCGATTAATTCTTTCTCAACCTTGGCTAGCTTACGACGAGCTTCGGTTAGTTCCTCGGCTGGCGTGTTGCTGTTCCTGATTTTTTCCGTAAGCCGGTCATATTCCTTAATCAAATCTTTGGTGCGTTGTGTTTGCTCATCAATCGCCGAGTAGTCATCATACGCTTTATCCAGGGCATCACCCATGTTGATGAGCTCTTGTCGTGCTGCTTCCTGGTGTTTTTTATAGGCAATGACCCCCAGGGAGAGAGCACCAACGGCTCCAACCGCCAGACCAATCGGGTTGGTCAGTAACCCGACAGCTCCACCAAATTTACCAACGTTCCCTGCAGTGCCAAGTAGTGATTTCCCAACCTTGGCAAAGTCCTTGCCCATCGATACGGTGTTTTTGGCTAACATTCCCGCAGGCACCGCCAAAGCCAACGTTTTGATCAAATCCTTGTTGTCTTTAGCCCATGCGGTCATGTCCTGGAGAACAGGCATGAGGTCCTCACCAATTGGAATAATGACCTCGTTCATCAGTTCGCGTCCGAGTTCCTGCAGGTTTTTCGTGACGCTGCTGTATTTTACCTCCTCAATCTGCTGCATGGTGTTGGCGGTTTTGTCGAACTGGTTGTTTACCGTGGCTAGAGAATTGACAACCTTTTGCCCCAAATCTTCATATTGCGTCCCCATGATGGCAATGCCTAGGGTTTGTCGCTCGATCGGATCCTCAATAGCGGCGAGCTTGGCCAAAACGAGCTGAAACGCATCAGCACCTTTGATCGAACCATTTGATAGCTCGACCAGCATCTTGTTTGAATCTCCTAAGATTCCCTGGAGAGCGGTCATGGCAGTTGCGCCTTTATTGCCGCCTTTCCGCAAGTCAGCCACTAATTGATTCGCCGTTTCTTTCGATGTCTTAGCAACCAGTTCCAGATATTCTGCAGTTTTCGTTGAGCCTGTCATTAATGCTGATACATACTTTTCAAAGTCCTCTGGTGCGAAAAGCTGGGCCAGCGCTTCTCGGTTTGCGGTATCCCCGGCGTCCTTCAAGCGGTTATCAAATTCCTTAACCAGGTCACCGACCTTATCCAGGTTCCAAGCCCCAGCCTCCAAACCGGCGGAGAAGAAATCAAACATCTCATTCGCTGTAAAGCCAAGAACCGAGAATTGAGGGGAAAACTCATTGATCGTATCCAGCAACTCGCCGGACTTATCCAGCCCTTTCTGCGACCCTTGAGCGATCAAGTTATAGGCTTGTTCGGAAGTCAGCCCAAATTGCCGCATAAGCATGTCTGCGGATCGAACCGACTCACTGACTTCATAGCCGAAGGTATCTCGGAGAATAAGAGCGTTCTTCGTCGTTTGCTCCAAGGCATCTCCGGATTCTCCGGTGATCCTGCGAACACTGACAAGGGCATTCCCGATGTCGCTGAATCCTTCGCCAAAGTTCCCTTCGTAGATCTCTTGGATAATATCCTTGAATTCGGCCATTTCCTCGGCCGTCGCTCCCGTAGCCGCGCCCATTTGATGAACAGAATCGTCGAGGGAACCGACCTCACTAACCATGTTGGAGAACATGTCTCCTACCGTCGTGATGATCTTGTGTGCCCCTGTAAATTGGAGCGTCTTGTCAAAAATTTCACCGAATTCTTTGGCTCGTTCCCGTAGACCAGTAAATGCCCCTTCTGCCTCTCCAGCCTCTCTGGTGAGTTTATCAAAAGTCTTGGCTTTCCGAAGTTGACCTAGATCATCCTTTAAATCAACGACTTCCCGGGACAACGTATCAAACGCCTTGGATATTCGGGGGTCGATTTCCCCATTCAGTTCAAATGACATTTCATATTGCTTCTTCCCTGCCATGGTCAACCCCCTTCCCGCGCTTTCTTCTCTTCCTCGTATAGCTCACCCCGGGCTAAAAACCACTCATACATAACCCAAATCGGGCGGCTCATCCAATGATTCGGATCGCCGCCCATCCGAGAGAGGATGATGGATTTTTTCATAAGCTGCCGGAGTGGATTTTGAGCTAGACCAAACTGGACAAAAAATCCCGGGCAGCACCTGTCACTTTCAAAAAGTCTTTACCAGAGAGCTTCTTCATGAGGTTTGGATGAACACCCGCAGCCTTGGCGGCAATCACCGCCAGATACCCGGGATGCTCGGTCTTAAACTGGACAAAGACATTCTTTTGCCCCCGGATAAAGTCCATGAAATCCGACTCCACATCAAGGATGTCCTGGCCGCTGAGCGTCTCAAAATCCAGCTTAAGCTCCTTGTATTCAACATCCTCCCACTTGATCGGTCGGGATAACATAATGACCTTTCCGACGGTTTGTACTTCTTGCAAATCCTCTGTCTTCACGGTATGTTCACTCATTACTTGTTTCTCCTCTCTTAGGCCAGTCCAAGGGCTTTGCGAACATCTTGTTGGTCATCTTCACCATTCACGCGACTGATATGATTAAATTTATCCAGTTCGAAAACGGCCTCGCCGTCGATAAAGATTTTGATGTAGATGACCTCGATCGTGTTGGTAGTATCTGTGGTGGCGTTTTGCGCTAGGGTTCCAAGATCGATCCCTTTACCGACGCCGCGAACGACAATCTTGATCGCTCGGGTTACAAAGGCGCTTTTTGTGTTATCGAACTCGTTAAAAGCCCCCCGGATCTCAAGCGCTTTTTTCTGCGAACTGACCAACCGGAAGGCATCTCGATCAATCGTCCGCCAAGTGATGCCAAGCTCCATGGAGCTATAATGGCCCGGAGAAGGAAGATCAACCTCCCCCAAAATACCAGCTCCAGAAACGGTATCTGTCATTGGTGTCAAGGACGGCAGCGTAATGTCGCCGGTGGCAAAATCTTGATTACTGCCCTCCATAAAAAGTGCCATGCCTACAAGTTTGGTAGGAATTTTATTTGCCAATTTAACCCCTCCTTATGCCGCCGTTAAGGCGGATAAATAAGATGCGTCGTAAGCGACGATGAATTCAATTTCCTGGGCGACGGATGGCGGAGTGATGAATACCCGGTAAACCATTTTCCCGTTGCCGATTTGATCTGTGGAGTTATCCGTAGTTCTGAACTCGATCCGACCACCGAGTAAATACCCTGCACCAACCAAACCATTCAGCCAGATATTGGCATCGTCTGTAATCGATTCGATCAGCCGCTGATTGAGTGGGTTGTCGAGTTTTTGCCAATGCCGAAGGATGAGGTTATTTTTGATATATGAAAACATCCGCCGCACGGGGATAAAGGAACGCTGCGCATCGGTATGCTCCGGATACGCTCCCGTACGATTCCCCCAGACCCGGAACCCATCCTGCCAGCGGAGTGCGGTCACAATGCCGTTTGCATTAAGCAGATTCGCTTGGTCAAACGGGATATTGACCGCAGTACCATCCGCATAGACCATTCCATCCGCAGTGATCGCCTGATTCGAAGGCGTCTGCACAGGGACGCCGGCGTTGGATAAGTCCGTCGCAACCATTGCGGCTGTCACTAGCGTTGATGCGTGATAGGTTCGGCCTTTGTAAGTCAATAGCGGGTACGTATTGGTCTGCAAGTGACTTGTATAACCGTTCTGTTCCTTCCAATTCACAGCTTTTGTGTACTTCTGAGTAGCATCCAGATCGGTCACGGCATGCGCTTCGAACAAACCGTTGATGTCTGCTGCCTTCGCGGCCATCACAGCGGCCACAGTAGGATGATCCGACCAACCCGGGGCCACAATCAGATTTGGCACAAACGAGGTTTCTGCGAATACGTCCTCAATCAATTCCAGACCGGTTCTGACCCCCGTTTCAGCATCCGTTCCGCCAATGATTCGCGCAGCATTTACCGCCGATGGCTTAAGGACTTGATACCCCACCTGCAGCGTGGTTGTGCCCGCAGGGATATCGCCGCCGTTTACGATCGCTATGACGAGGTTTCCGGCGTCATCAAAGGTTGTCGTGTAGTCTTTCCCTGGTTCATACGTCGTGCCCCCGTCTGCGACCGTGACCGACGTTTTCAGGACGCCCTCTTTTTGAATCGTATGGATTCCGCCGACAAAGGTAGCTACAGCCGGCTCAACGTTCTCGACATCGGTAACATCGAGCACATTGACAAAGGCAATCGGCCCCTGCTCATTCTCGACAAAATGGGCATAAGCCGCTTCGCAAAGAGTAAAGGACTTCCAATCGTCGGAATATCCTAATTTCGCCTTAAATTCGTCGATATTGTTGGCCATAATCACCTTATTGACCGCGCTCTCCGGATCAGGAACCTGATTGATCGGCGCCGTGCCAATATAAAAAGGCAGCGTATTGGTTTGAACCACTGCTGCCTTTGAGCTAAACGTTTCTGAGGCTTTTACTCCGTGAAATTCTACCATACCTTAAACTCCTTTCAAGGACCGAATGGCGGTGTATAGCGCCGTCCCCGGCATGTGGATTTGTTTTCGTGCCTCAATCAGATTATCCACCGGGACAAACAGCTGTTTGATCAGCGGATACTCCTCATAAAGAGCTTTCATATAAGCCGGATGCCCGCCGACAAACACCTGGTTTGTACGCAACCCAATGCTGTTTTTACGGACAGTTGGGCCGATATAAATTAACTGCTCCCGCTCAACCGTTGCCGCACTCTCCACCGCCGACGACTGAATTTCTACTGCCGGGGTCACTTCCTTCATTTCTTCGACGTTCGACTGCCCAAGTCTCTCCCGCGACTCTTCGGCGGCGGTTACTTTTTTAGAAGCCATGCTTCCATACCTCCTGTTCGTAACTAGGCACTTCCCACGTGGTAGACATATAGCCTAACCAATACGGGTCGGCCTGATCATCGTAAAATCCCATCGAAAGCGGCAGAGATAGCCTGAAAGGCCAACCTTCCCACGTGTCCCGTAGAAAAGAGGCCCTGACGTGCTCCATCAGATGTAACACATCCATGTAGCCGTCAGCGCCTCTTCCTTCGCACCCAAATGTCAGAGCGATTGTAGCTGTTCTGTATCCGTCTTCGTTGTCCTCTGAGTCGGAATAAACAATGAGGATAAACGGCCAGCGCTCGTCCCTCTCATCCGGCAGGGTCGTGTCCGCCGTAGTTGGTGGGAGATCCGTCATTACAGGTAAATTCGGATCATAATCCGGTGTAGCCCGCGCGGGCAAATCAACCTTGTAGATATTCGGCCGGAGTCGAAGGGGGCCGAGAAACTTATCTTGGGTGATCTCCCGTAAGTACTCCTGCAATTGATCCATCAGCATACTAGGCGTCATGATTTCATCCTCCCAAGCGTCCGATTAAGCTCATGCGGCAGGCGCTTATTCATCTCCTCAGCATACACACTCTGAACATGCTCAAGCACCTCTTCGTTTGCAGCCATCGAAGGCACCGCAGGGCCCCGGAGTTCCCTAATGGGTAACCGCTTCTTGCCTTCCCTCTTAAAGACACCCAAATGGCTTCCGGTAGTTGCGACAAATGCTCCCGGGATAGGCTTCTTCGCTCCCCCCCGAAATACCGCTGCCTTCAAAACCTTGGGTGCCTTCTTGAGTTGTTTTTTGGGCGAGACGCCAAACCGAATCAACGGGATGGTATAGCCCCTAGATGTCAAGGTTGCCGACAAGGCTTTGCTCTTTGCCTTCCGGATGCTGACTGTCTTAACCACTTCCGCCTGCTTGACAATGTACTTTTCACGTACCTTACGCCCCATCTCCGTCTTCGCCCGCTGGGTCGATCGGTTAATACTGGACAAGACCGCCTGCCGAACGGCCTTGTCCATTTGCTTGAGCGACTGATTGGCTTGCTTCAGATTATCCTTAATCTCCAGAAAATCGCTCATGGTCGCCCCCGATTAGCACTCATCGATATTCGTAAAATACCAGATTCAAGTGCCAGGGCATCAACAATGTATTTTGCATGGTCCAAGTGAAACGCCTGGTCTACTCGAGGGGTATAAGCCAACACTTCAGGCTTGATGTACACAACTACACGAATAGAGGATACGCCGTCTGCATGCTCAAATGGGCGTCCGTCCAAATTAAAACTCTCGACGATCATCGGAAGTTCTCGATGCTGCGGGTTTCCATTCCTATCATAAGTTGTGACAACATGAGTCTCAGCAAACTCCGATTCATTTAAAAAAACGCCCACGTCATTTATGAGCATTTCTTTAAAACTACTCATCTGCCAGTTCCTTTAACCGTTTTTCCAAAACCTTGATGGCGCTGGCTCTTGGACTATTGCTCGCTTTTTCCGACTCAAGAAGTACCGAAACGTGATCCAAATCCTCAACGCTCTTAAGGTACTCTTCCAGTTCAGCTACAGACCGTGATGGCGAAAGTGAGGAATTGTTATCTTCAGACAATCCCTCCAGATTGTCCTTGGAATAGAGCGGTTCGGCTTCATTTTGATCTTCAAAGCCTCCCCTTTCCTCCAAAGCTTGAATGAAATCCAAAGGAAGTTTTCCTTTAACCTCCTCACCGGCGTCGAATAAACGGCCGGCATAATTAAGCGGTCTTTTTAGTTTCATGGCGTCTCCACCTCGCCCGGATTTTTAAACAACCCACGACTATCCAGCACCGTAACCCCGTAATCAAAATAAATCCGGAAATCCATGCCGAGACGATCGAAAGGAATATCCGTTTCCAGTGTCGGTTCCTCTTGCCCCCGCAGGTAGGTAACTTCGATCGTATCTGCAATGTTCGGGTTAGCCGCAAGATACCATGCCGTCTCCGAGTATTGATCCAGCTCTGCATCTACAACAATGTCTAGGGAATTACGGAAAGTATTGGTTACCCCGGAATGCTTGCCTGCAGGATCAGCATCACTGTGGATAAACTGATTCGCATCCGTTTCAAGCGCTGCCGGAACGAGCAAAAATTGAGGAGCAATGTTCAGTGTAGCCTCTCCGCGTAATCCCTTTTGGGTCCGCATCTTTCTACGCCCTTCGCTCATGGTCAGCGTATTGATTGGCCCCGCCGTCCCCAAATTGTTATGTGCCGCACCAAATAGCGGTTCGGAATCATAAATGGTTGGATTGGTCGCCAACATTTTATAAACCAATCGATTGATACCGCGTTTGGCCGCAATAACATAAGCAGCGGGCACTTTGGAAAGCATATCCAAGTCATCGTTAATGAATGCCTCGCGAGTGAATCCCCAGCGTTTGGTGTAAGTCAGTACAGCTTTTGTAACTTTCTCATCCTTCATGGGTGTATCATAAGGAATCAAGCTATTTTGAGGTGTAAGCTCAAGCTCACCTGCTTCAGAAATCCGATAATGCTCAGCTGCTTTGAAATCAGAGTTAGAACCTTTACCTGTCCAATACTGAAAAGTTGTCGGAGCCTCCTGATAGGCTTGAGAGAGAGTCTTATGTGCTGCATTCGAAATAATCCCCTGAAACGTACTGTCGGGAGACAGAGCCCGTCTCAAAAGATCTTCATCGCGTAAGAGATGCGCACCACTTACGCCAGCACGCTGTAAACACTCGACGGCCAAATCCCGAAGCCGAAGATTCCGAAGTTCAAATGCACCGTCCGCGGCCTTTGGAATATTTCTTCCAGCTCGAAGAAGCAACGCATCTGACGCAGCAGAACGAAATTTATCAATCTCCTCGGAAACCACTCGCACGCCCGAAGGATGTGGCTTTTTATCTTCGATTTGTTTTTTCAAGATGGCATCTTTTACTTGCTCCACGGTGCTTCCATCTGCGATATACACCGATGCATCCAGCCCAAAATTTCGGCAAAGCGTAGTGATTTCTGTAACGCGTGTCCGTTCTGCGGCAGCCGCTCTTTGCTCAATCTCCCCCGTATCAATTGCAGGAGGAACGGCAGCACGCTCTCCATCGCCTTTATTTCCTCCCGGATTTGCACCAGTATCCGGAGCATGCATCAGGCCCTGAGCGGCTAGGGCAATCATTTTCAAACCATTCATTCCTTTTTCCTCGCTTTCAAATTCCCAATCGCTTGGGATTATGGTATTGTGACTTCTTCCAACTCCAACCGAAGGATCGGCAGGGGTCGGTTCGATGCTGATTTCAAACGGCTGCCATTTCAACGCAACATATGCTGGACCAGTAAACCGTCCGTTCGCAGATGACTTGCCTGCCTTAACCTCTTCCCAAGAGCTAACAGAGTAGCCAACAGATACCCCTTTGATAATACCTTTCTTCACCTTTTGGAATACCTTATCGCTATCTTCGTCGTCATCAAATTGGACGATTGCCCTGCCCTTACGTTCCTTCTCATCAATCCATACCTTTTGAATGACACCAATCGGCATACGACCATAGTTGGTATCCCGTCCATGAGCGAATAATAAAACCCCGACTTCGTTTAACCTTGTCAGGTCAACCGCTCCGGGGTCATGACTTAAAATTTCTGAGCCAAAATAACGCTCATAAGGTGCTTCAGATGAGAAGGAAAGTTCTACTGTCCTTTCCTCCTCATTGATGGTGTTTCGATTGAAAGTGAACGTGCGAGAAAGCAGTTCGTCAGATGGTGCACTATTCCTATGCAGCATCATCGGAGGATTCCTCAGTTGACTCATTCTTGTTATCACCTCTGTTATTCATTAGTTCATCAATCAGCTTCTGCTCGGCAGCTCGCTGCGTAACGACATCTCTCCAGTCCTCCCCCCTCTCTGCACAGATGCGAGCTAATGTATCCTGATTGGATTCCAGCGCCGCCTTATTGGCATTTACTTCTTTCGCCGGATCAATCCAGGACGATCCAGGGGGAATCCATACATGAGCTGTATAGTGGGTTTTATCTTGTGCATACCCTGGAAGATCCAGTTTTCCTTTCAAATACATCGAGTCCAAAAACTCCAGATAAATTACGGAGAGCACCTTTTCGATGATCATTTTCTGCAGTTTTTTGTAAAGCTTGCGGTCTTCCAGTAGTCCCTGACGAGCGGAGGAATAATTGACTTGAGACAAATCCCGTGAAACCGCCTCGTAAGAAAGACCAATTCCGGATGCAATCAGGCGGATTAGTGTTGTTATAAACTCCTTCGTGTTGGAAGCCTGTCCGGCCGGGACTACGGCTTGGGCCTCGTCACCTGGATTCAGTTCTCCAATCATGCCCGGAGCCAAGGTCATGCCGTTATAGTCCACCTGTTGGCTCCCCGCCGGGCTAAGCCCCCGACCAACTCCGCCAGTAGGTGTCGCCTTTTTAATAAACACCGCAAGACACGCCAGAACACGCTCCTTGATGGATACCGCCTCAATAAATTGATTGGCGTCCCGGATTCGCGGCAACGCAGTGGCCAACTGAGAGACCTCGCGAATTTGCTGCGGGCTGTTTTTCTTGAACAGAAAAATGACGTTTTCCGCCGGAATGCGCACGGTCTCGGACGGGTGAAGGAAATTACCAACGTATTTTTTGAAATGATAGGCAATCGGACGATTGAACTCGTCAATTTCAACGCCTTCTACGATGCGATTTTTTTCTCCGGGAACAGCTATACTACTCAGATCATCGACGGACCGGATTTGGATTTTGAATGGAAAGTTACTGTCTTTGACATAGACCTTGATAATAAAAATTCCGCCATCCACGTAATACCGCCGGACAATCATCTCCTCGATCTCTTCAAGGGATTGCGTTCCGGTGACATCGATGTTCTCAGGCTTACAGAACTCCTTCCACAGTCGCTCAATTTCCTTATTGAGTTCACCATTCCCGTTACGAGGCAGTTCGTGTGGAATTTTAGCCTGCAGCATGATTCCGGTTCCGACGACGTTTCTTTCCAATGCGGAAAGAATTGCACCGGCAATATCACTGTTTCGCTCCAAGTCTTGAGCCCGAGCACGGATTAAGCTGCGCTGCGCTTGATTCATATTTTCATTCGGCGTCATGGATGGATTCCAACTGTAATTTAACCGCCCACGGTCGCCGGCATCAAAAATACTCATCCCCGAACGCCATGCCATCCGCTTATAGGCCCACCTTGGGCTAACCATGGAAATCGATCGTTCAAGCCAGTTCATATATTTCACCTCCCCTCAAAAATGGCGTAACGAAATATCGTACCACCACGTTCAATGTAATCAATCTCCCGCTCCAAGCGATCCCTCTCTTGGTATAGTAGCCCCAGATCAGGTTTACGCAAGGAACGACTCCCGATTCGGTACTCTTGGGCTCCGCTCTGGATCGCTGCTATGGCTGTTTTCACCTGCAACAGTTCCTGTCTGAGCGTTTCTAAACGTTCTTCAGCGTTCATATCCACTTCTCACCTCCCGCCCAACTGTTCACTTTGGGTTTGGATTGCACGTTTTCCTCCACCGCGACAGGCTGATTGATTTCCTCGAAACGTCGATACCGAATGCCAAGGCAGTCCGCAGCGAAGGCAGCATATACTTCGCAGTCCAGATAGTGGTTATCCGCATGAGAAGTTTTGGGGCGCCAAACCTCAATTTCCCTGCGACCGCTCTTCTCAATCACCTTTTCTTCAGCTGTAACCTGCTCGGCATATTCCAAATCACAGTTCTCATACACATACCAGCCACCGGTTTCATCAGGCTTTCTGGCAAGCCGATTGGAAATGAAATCCTTATAAAAGTTGCCGTCAACGTGGTAAAGGGAAATTCCATACATCCCTTTCTCTTCTCGATCAATCTTGGTCAGCTTAAATTTATTATCCAGTCTGGTATTCGAGCCTTTGACAGACACAGCCCACTCGCTATTCCGGACGCAGAAGTCGTAAGTTTCATCTGCATTGTAACCAGAATCGATCGCGCAAAGGTTCACGAAATATTCGGTTCCATCCCTTGAGCAATAGGAGATATTCATAACATCTTCGATCTGGGTCCAGGTCTCCACCACCCCATGCCTGATGTTAAAACTGGTCATGTTCTCTCCCCAAGCCCGGATGGTGTAATAAAACCGATCCATCTGGACGTCAACACCGCCTGTCAAGAGGATCGTTCGGTCAGGGACGATCCCCTCCTCATAGCCACTGGACTTTTCAAGCACCTTGTCGCTGTTTAGTTTGATCTGGGTATTCTCCCACGGTTCAGCCAGCCAACTGTTAATGAAGTTCATGAGTTCTTCGGGTGTACGTTTGGAGATCAAAAACTCATATACCATATCTCCAAAACGTACCCAGGGGCTGTATATCGCGTTCAAATGGAATCCGGTCTTTGTTCCCGGCTTCGTGGATCCAGACTCTGTACGCCATTCCCCACCGCGAAGCATAAGCGGTTTGTGGGCATCCCGAATGGGAGAGAAGCAAAATTCGCATTCATAATAGGCTGTCGCACGCGCATCTTCGCGTGATAACTCACTGTTGAACTTAATTTGCTTAAATTTCAACGTTTGAAACTGGCCACAGTGAGGACAAGGCACGTAATACTGCATTTTTACATCAGCAGCTTCCCACGCTTGCCAGATGGGACCATTTTTCAGCGTAGGTGTAGAGGTCTGAATGATTTTCTTGTTGTACGTAAAGGTTTTGGTCCGTTCCCGAGCCAATGCCCGTGGATCGGCCTCTTTGCCGGCATTTTTGGGATATTTGTCCACCTCATCCATAAACAAATACCGAATGGGCCGGGAAGAGAGCGAGGCCGGGCTGTTCGCGCCGGAGATAACTACATACATGCCGTCAAATTGCAACTCTAAGACCTTGCTTTCCTCATCTTTGTAACGTTCGCTTAGGGCCGGGCTTAGTTTAACCATGGGTTGAAGCCGGTTTTTTGAAGTGTATTCAGCCAAATCAAGCATAGGATACACCACCAACGCCGGGCTCGGATCCTGAGCGATTACATAGCCTAGCATATTGTTGAGGCTCTCAGTGCCCCCGACCTGCGTTGGCTTCACGAAAATGATCTCTTCGATGCGAGGATCTGTGAAGGCATCCATAATTCCCCGCAAATATGGTGTTCGGTCAGTCGACCAAGGGCCGGGTTCCGCCGACGTTTTGCTGTCCAGGACCCGAAAACGATCTGCCCATTCGGATACCGTGAGTTTTTCGGGAGGACGGAGCACCTGTAATGCTTCATAAAGCCACTCCGACCATTCTGGATTAATCCTTTTTGGCATCGTACACACCCCGAACCGACAGTTGCAGCAGCACCGCGTTGGTTGCGTCGGAAATGCCTTGTTCAATTACCCTGACTTGATCGGGTTCCAGATACGGAGCGATTTCCATGGCAATTTTCCGGCTATAGCCTCCCATAGATCGCTTGAGGGATGTAAAAAAACGTTGGAGTTCACTCACAACGTCCTCACGCTTAATATATTCCCCTTTGGCAATAGCGTTTTTTAAAGTAGCCGCATCCGCCTGCTGCTCTTTCAACTTGGCCTCATAAAACAGCTTCTGTTGGGATAGAGTCATTTCCTCTTCAGACTCCGGCGTCTTCTTTACACCACGGTTTTCCATAACCCACTTGATGACATCTTTAAGCGAATACCATCCTCTAGCCTTTTTGGGCATCCCAGTTCGCTCCCATTGTGCAATCGTATTCCGATGAACAGAGAGTATCTCACAAAGCTCAGAAGTCCCTATACACAAGGCTCCATCGATCATTTTAGCTTTTATTTTCTCACTCAAAATACCCCCTCCTTTTTGCACAATGCCTAATGTGCAAATTTTATAAAACTCGGTGAAATTTCGGGGTCGTTCGTACCCGCATAGGGGCCACCCCCTGAGAAGGACCCGCGCTCTTAAAAACCCGTAGAGCCGCGCCGTTAAAGGGTTTTTAGGGTATCAAACTCGAAGAAACACTGCAAAATCGCCTCTTCTGTCTTCTGAGTTATGCATATCTTATTAAAGTGCATAACTTGTCAGCATCGCCTCATCCTTACTCCCACAAGGCTTTCCACTATTTCGGGGATTTGAGTTCCACACTCTCTAAATATAACTAACCTATGAATCACTCCATCCTTTACCTCATTCTGGTAAACTAGAATAAGGAGGGAGGTGATAAAGATGAGTCCATATTTATTTGTAATAAATATTGTTCCATCCCCAGAAAACAAAGACTGCCAAGACATTGCCGGCGCAAAAGCACATGTCTGGACTATTTCTGATGACAAGGAAAAAGCCAAACTAAGAGCTATAGAGTACATTAAAAAAACTCACTGGCAGATCGTAGAGTTTGAATACGAGTTTGAGATACATGAACAGCAGATTCCAAAGTTGCATGAAGATGAAGCTCGTCTCTACAATATGGCTCTTCGATATGGAATTGCTGCGGATTATATTGCGTATCCAAAGATACCGGGAAACCCAGGTGATCCCCCGATAATCCGGCTGCTATAGAAAACGAATGTTCACAGTTGACCGCCGCAGAATCGGCGGTTTTCTTTTGGTCTCTTCGCATGTTTCCCCTCCCAGATTTATAATCCAAATCGGTTCATCGCGGCATCCATCATATCCTGGTCCATGCCGATGTATCTCATGGTGATACTCTTGTCCGAGTGGTTCAACAAATTTTGGACGAGAGTGATGTCCTTGGTTTTTTGATACATGTGATAACCGAATGTTTTGCGAAGCGTGTGAGTTCCGATATCAACGAGTCCGAATTCGTTCGCAGCATTCTTCATGATCTTATAAGCCATGTCCCGTTTGATCGGCTTATTTTTACCTCCTTGCCGTGATGGAAATAGTACGTCATCCGGTTTCATGTTAGCTGTATACCGTTTGATCTCACGTTTGAGTACTGGGGTGATCTTCATGATTTTGCGTTTTCCCGTTTTCATTTCAGTCATCACTAGATACTCCCCCATCACATCTCTCACTTTAAGTTTCAAAATGTCCTGGATGCGTAATCCAGTATTGATTCCAAATACGAACAGCATATAGTTTCGATGGGACTGCTGCATTAAGTACTCCTTAATCGCCTCAATAGTCTCTTGATCACGAATCGGCTGAACAAAATTCATTTATCACCACCTCATTTCAATTCCCCAAGCGCTTGGGAATTATATACTAACTATTGGATAATGGTTTCCAAATAATGAACATAACAAAGCGCCGCCCCCGAAGGGACGGCAATATGGAGAAAATGGTTATGATACCAGCATGAATATAAACCTATAAATAATAATTAATTTATAGCTTTCATCTATAGGTGGCGTTTGTAAGACAAAAAAGAGCCTATCTAAATAAGAATAGGCTCGTTTGAAGATCCTCTGAAATTTTCCGTTGAGCTCGTTCTACATATTTTTCGACGCTACCTTTGCTCAATCCTAACATATTGGCAATTTCGCTGAAGGAAAAGCATTCGCCGTGTGCCATCACATAACAATCTCGTTCTCGTTCAGTGAGACGAGATAAAGCGTCTTCAATCTGATACCTTTCCCATTCGCTGAGGTTGCTCGGGCTTCCAGCCCTAGCATTACTGACATAAGCCTGCATTTTAAGAGGATCTACAAGTTTCTCTCTTTGGTAAGCAGCCCGCCGTTCAATCCCCCGCTTATTCCCTGGGCGACGGCCGGTGCTTAGCCATTCAATAGCAAATTCACAATCACTAATCATTCCGGAAATGACCTTTTTGTCGTCGGCATCAGCTCGGAAGTATGCTTTTTGGGCAACGGTAAGGGATCGTTGATAATTGGAAATGGATGCTTCTCCTAAATCGTGAACTTGGTACCGATCAGGTAACGTGTTAAGCATACTATCCCTCCTAACTTACATGCTGCCTTTCATAATTTAAGAATTTATTATAGTCCTTCATGAACACAAGCTCTACCGTGCCGACTGGACCATTCCGCTGCTTGGCAATGATGATCTCGATGATGTTTTTCTTCTCGCTTTCCTGGTTGTAATAGTCGTCCCGGTACAAAAAAGCTACGATATCAGCATCCTGCTCGATGGAGCCAGATTCCCGAAGATCTGACATCATCGGCCGTTTATCCTGCCGCTGTTCAACAGCCCGGCTAAGCTGAGATAGAGCAATCACCGGTACATTTAACTCCCTGGCGAGTTGCTTCAGCTTGCGTGATATTTCGGACACTTCTTGCTGCCGATTGTCCCTTGTCCGATCGGCGGAAATAAGCTGCAAATAGTCAATTACAACCATATCCAACCCTACTTTATCTTTGAGACGCCGACATTTGTTAATAATCTCTGAAACTGTAATTGATGCCGAATCATCAACAAAAATTTTTGTATCGGACAAGATGCTGACCGCAGATGCCGCCTTATCCCAATCCTCCGACCGCAAAAAACCGGTCCGGATACGATTGGAATCAATCATTTGCTCGGCGCTCATCATTTTAAGCGTCAGTTGCTCTCCGGATACCTCCAGACTAAATAAAGCAACTGTCTTTTTTGCAATGATTGCAGCACTCTGAACGATGTTGAGCGCAAATGTCGTCTTCCCCACCGACGGTCGCGCCGCGACGATGATCAAATCCGAGTTTTGGAACCCTGATGTCATGCGATCAAGGTCGATATACCCTGACGGGATTCCCGTGACCTCGTTTCCAGAATTGGCAAATCGCTGCTCAAGTAAATCAAAGGCTGATATTCCAAGTTCTTTCATGTCACGAAAGTCACGGGATTTCACAGCTTTATCAGACAGAACATTGGCAACAGACTGGACACCAGTCGCTGCCTCATAACCGGTTTCTGCCTCCCATGCTGCTGCAAGCTGTCTTTCCAAACTAACGATCGTTTCCCGCTGCAAATACCGATCCCTGACCGTATCTGCATACTCTTCAATGTTCGCCGCTGTAGGAACGGATCGAGATAACCCGGAAAGATATTTGACCCCTCCGATATCCTCTAACTGGTTCCTCTCCTGCAGCCGTCCAGCGACATTAACCAGGTCAACCGTTTTTCCCGACTCATCCAACTCAACCGCAGCCTCATAAATTATTCGATGCTCAGGAGCGTAAAACTGATCCGGTTTGAGACTATCCGCAACCCTCGTAATTGCCTTCGGATCAATAAGTAAAGCGCCAATCACGGCTTGCTCAGATGTAAGACTGTGAGGCAGAATCCGATTATCCATGTTCTCCACGCACCTTTCTGAGCTGTTCCGATGTCGGGGGTGCCACTCCATGTTTAAGCCGTTCGTATTCCTCCAGTGTATTGATGCCAATATACCGCATGTGCTCGTGATATCGCTCGGTATCCGTTTTGGCATCTAGTCTTTTGGCTAACACTCCGGGATGTGGAGCATATTTGTTATCTGGATCACCAACATAGCGAATAAGATTTTGCTTGGCCGTTTCGTAGGATGTCTCGCGAAGCACATCATGCCAAGCCTTAAGCTTTTCGCTTGTGCCGGTAAAGGCTGGATAATACTCAACAATAAGATCAAGGAGTTTGCCCACCTCTTCAAGCTTCATCGTTCATCCCCCTTGCTATTTCCGCAAAACTCAACTTACTTTTTCGGCTCCCGACAGGAACTGAAGATTTAACCATCCTACGTGCATCATATTGCGCGTCGATAGCTTTGGCTTGCTCCAGGGTGCGTACACCGGATTTATAATAATCGTCCATAATTTTGAGAATAAGTTTGAAATTATGACCGGTCGATGCCGTAGCTGCTCGCTCTATTGCCCGAATCACAACAGCTTCCTCGATGCCGTCTTGCTCGATGTAGTCTGCAAGCTGCTGAGCTTGAAAAGGATTGCAGTCAAATCCGAATACTCGGTTATATGCTGAATAAAAGGACTCATATCCTGTTTCAACCCCTTCACAAGTAGAAGAAGCAGAAGAAGAATTAAAATCTTTAAATAATACTGAACCTTTCACCTCACCTTTTACTCCTCGTTTTACCTCATGTTTTACCTCTTGTATTACCTCATTATTTGAGGTAAAACGAATAATTTTATATTTTCCGGCTTTTTGCTTTCCTTGCGATCTGTATTCAATTCGCCCTTTTTGAACGAGATAATTACGATGTTTATTCAGGGTGTTTTCTGTTACGCCCACTTTTGCCTGTAATAGGGGATTGGCTACTGTAAACCACTCTGGACAACCACTCTTATTTGCGATCGCCATAAGGTGAAACCACAAAGTTTGTGTGGTTGGCTCCAACGGGTTTATTTCGAGCCAATCTGTGAAGGCGTTCAATTCTGCAATATAATCCAAGCACTTCACCCTCTTTGCTTTTGTCCATCTATATCAAAGCTTCTTTCCCTTGCATCCAGCCCCTCATCTTCCGAAAGAAATTTAACGTTTATACACTTCAAATGTAAGAACATAACGTCACAGCTTAGCTTTCATCTCGTCGCATAGCGCGGCGATCCGCCCGGATATGGCCTTTTTCTGCTCTTCATTTTCGATGGTAGCAAGAGCTGCAGCCAATTCCTTGAAGGTACTGACCAGCGAATCAAAATGAAACTTCACAGCAATTGCAGCTTTGTTGTTATTTTTTCTAAGCTCCTCTTCGAGCGCGGCCACCTGCTTTGCTGCTTCTTCCTCACGCTTACGAGCCTGATCAGCAAGCTCCTTTTCCCGGGCTTTCACCACCTTCTCGACCTTGGCATTCAGTTCGTCTTCCTTCGCTTTCATTTCGGCCTCCAGTGCTGCGATCCGCTGTTGAGACTCAGATAGCGCCTTTTCCGCTTTGCGGAGTTCCGTTTTAGTTTTAGCATCTGGTTTACCTGTTCCCTTCTCAGCCTCAAGAACCGCGGCCTGGGCAGCTGCTAAATCCTCTTGCATTTTCTGCCGGAGCTCAAGTTCAGATCTATATTGAGCATATAATGCTTCACGTTGCTTCTTCTCTTCCTCTCGGGCAAGCTGTTCCTGCTTAACACGCTCTCTTTCTTCAGTCAACAAGCGTTCAAGTTCCTGCTTCTCTTTAATCGCCGCCTGCAGTTCACGACTAGACATTTCTGCGACATTATTTTCCTCAGCAAATGTCTCCCGTTCCCCGGCCGGGACTGATAGCAAGGCAACCGCTTGCGTATAGCTCAAATTTGCAAGCGCTTGGGAATTTGTGTTTTTATATTCTCTGGCTACGTTCATGAAATTGTTAGCCGTTGATTGGCTATAATTGACGTTATCCTTCAGCCAAGCTCCCCATTCGCCGTGCGCGACGAGCTCTTTCGCTTCAATTAGCTTCTCTCCGATTTCAATAGCGGATTGAAGCACATACTTCCGTGCCTGTTGGTCGATCGATCTGATCTCCGCGGCGATCACCTCAGGGGTACGGTTTGAAACTGCCTTCTCTCCAGTTGCTACTACGCTAGAGACTGGAGTCGATTCAGTTTTCTTCGTTTTTTTAGCTGTTGTCATATCGCACCGACCTTTCTAAACGTTCGTTGATTTGTTTTTGATTGCAATTTAGCTCTTTCGAATTCATTCACAAACTTTTGAACTTCTTCCGTCATAGCACAGTTCCTTAGGCCCCGGGTCTGCAAAATGCAATCTCCTCGCAGTTCCATCGTGAAAAAAGGATCTGCCGGCTGGTCAACTCGTCGGATAAAAAATATGAATGTGTTGCCATTGGCATAATCCTCGGCATACCTCCCAACACAGTGATTGAGCTTCTGTCCCTCCTGGATCAGTTCATATGTCGATTCGGCCGGGCGGATCATTAATCCCGAATGCTCGAAATAATACTTTTTCAGTTCTTTGACTCTATTTAGGATCTTTTGATCTAATAGTTCGTTCGCTTTCATCACGAGCAGTTTGGACGTGCGCTGATGAGCTTCATGCAGATCTTTAGGAAATAGGTAGTAGTCGTTGCTCAGGTCATACTCCAGTTCCTCGCTTTCTTTGATATAATCCTTCCAATCAATAAGAACTGAACGAAGGAACTTATAAGCCTTATTTTTATGCTCAAGTTGCCTTTGGACATAATTCATGATTTGTCTAAGGTTCGCATATTTCATTATGATTTTCAGCTCATCTGATAGGTACATGCTCGTGTCGAAGAAAGACACGATCTCTTTCATAGTCGGGCTGTTTGAATCTCCACGCGAACATTGATATAAGTAAAGATGCAGAGGCTGTACTCTATCCACTATAGATCTCACTTCTTTAATATCCTGTGTGGAAAGTCTTAGAATCTGATTGATCCGTTTACCTCTCCAATTAATACATTTGTAAGTCTTTTTATCGAAAAGCTTGGCTTGAACAAAATGCTCAAATCCAAGCTTGGTTAAGTATTCTACTGCCGGATACTTGCTGTACAAGGCAAAGAATTTAACATAATCACATTGTGGTTGTGGATGTTGCTCCCATGTACTGTATTGAAATGGAGTCCCTTTTACAGCATTTCGTATGCTTTCGATAGAACAACAATTATTGAAATAACCCGATTTCGATTCAACCGAATGAACCGTGGGGCATTTTATCCATCTATCACCCCACCAATGACTCTTGTGCATTACAGCGTACCCGGGATTTCCTGCTACAAACAGATATTTCGCTAATGGAATATACTTCGTTTT